CATTAGGTGTGCCAGAATCAAGACTACCTGGTGGTGGAGATGGATTTAACCTTGGTCGCTCATCAGAGATTCTCAGAGATGAACTCAATTTCTCTAAATTTGTAGGAAGACTTAGAAAAAGATTTGCAAATTTATTCAATGATTTATTGAAGACGCAATTGATTCTCAAGAACATTATTGCAGCAGAAGATTGGGAAAAAATCAGTGATCATATTCAGTATGACTTTTTATATGATAATCAGTTTGCTGAACTTAAAGAAGCAGAACTTATTCAAAATAGACTTGGCATTCTTGCAACAGTAGAACCCTACATTGGTAAGTATTACTCAACAGAATATGTAAGAAAAAGAATTCTTCGTCAAACTGATTCTGAAATCATTGAGATTGATGAGCAAATTGAGTATGAAATTAAAAAAGGAATTCTTCCAGACCCATCTCAAGTTGATCCAATTACTGGAGAACCTCTACCCCAACAACCTGCAGGTGGAGATCAAATAAATGGACAAATGGGAGAAGTTCCAATTGAACCACCAGCTCCGAGTGGTGATGCAACTGAAGCGGGGGTTTTACCAGAACCAAAAGGCGGGAAGATCTAAAATATAAATAATCATATTACTATATTAAAAAAATGGAAGACCTTATTAACATGGTAGTGTCTGATGCTTCCCCCTCAGATATTTCAGCACAAATTAAAGATGCACTTTTTGCAAAAGCTGGGGAAAAAATTGAAGCACTTCGTCCAGAAGTAGCTACTACTTTATTTTCCATGAATGGAGTAGATTCAGAACAGGAAGAGGAATGATGATTACCAAAATTGTTGCAACAGAAGTAAATACACCAACAACTGCAGGTACTGCTTCAAGTATCAGCGATGCAACATGTGTTCGTTTATATAACAACACTGCTGGAATCGTAACTGTTGGAGTTAGTACTCTAGTTGGAGCAGCAACTACAAATTATTTTGCAATTCCAGGAGCAACGGTTGAATTTTTAGCTAAACCAGCATCAGATGTTATTTGGACAAGCACCGCAATCAAAGCCAATAAAGTAGCATTTACAAATTAAAATGAAACTCATCACAGAAGAAGTCTCACAGGTCAAATTCATCACCGAAGGAAAAGGTGCTGAAAAGAAAATGTACATTGAAGGTATTTTCCTTCAAGGTGATATTTGCAATCGTAATGGAAGAATGTATCCTATGGAAACACTTTCCCGTGAAGTAAAAAGATATAACGAAACCTTTGTACAAAAGGGTCGTGCCCTAGGAGAATTAGGACATCCAGATGGTCCTACTGTAAACCTAGATCGTGTTTCTCATAAAATTGTTTCTCTTGAGCAAGATGGAACAAACTTTAGAGGCAAGGCACAACTCCTCGAAACACCTATGGGTAAGATTGCAAAATCACTGATTGGTGAGGGTGTTTGTTTGGGGGTTTCTTCTCGTGGCGTTGGTTCACTCAAAATGACCAATGAAGGTCACAAAATTGTGGGTGAAGATTTTATGCTAGCAACTGCAGCAGATATCGTTGCCGATCCTTCTGCACCTGATGCTTTTGTTCAGGGAATTATGGAAGGCAAAGAGTGGGTTTGGGACGGAGGAATTCTTCGTGAAAAACTCGCAGAACAAACTCAACGTAGAATTAATACTCTAGTTGATGAAAAAACTCTTCAGGAACATAAAATACAATTGTTCCAAGAATTTCTCTCAAATCTATAATTTATAAATAAATATAGATTATATTCAAGAATCTAAAACAAATGTCCGTTGGTAAAAATTTACAAGAAATGGAAAACGTAGTAACCAAAGGAGCCAAGCCTGCAGAACCAATGCACAAGGCTGGAAGCAACGCTTCTGGTATTGTAACTCCAGGTCAAACTGGCAGTTGGGAAGACTTAGGTGGCCCTACCGTAGACAACTATCGTCCCGATGACGATTCAGCAAAACTCAACACTCCTGGAAAAACTCTAGCTCAAGTTAGAGACGTAGTTAATAAAGGAGCTAAACCTGCAGAGCCAATGAAAACCATGGCTAAGGAAGAGGTTGAGGAAGAGGATGAAGAACTTCTAGATTCTGCAGAAGAAGCAGAAGAGGAAGAGGTAGTCGCTGAAGCTAAGCATAAGGAAGAAGAAGGCGAAGAAGAAGGCGACGAAGAAGAAGGCGACGGAGAAGAAGGCGACGAAGAAGATGGCAAGAAAAAAGCCAAGAAGAAAATGGAAGAAGAGTTTGACATCGAAGAAGATGTTCATGCACTTCTAGCTGGCGAAGAACTCTCAGAAGAGTTCCAAGAAAAGGCAAAAGTAATCTTCGAAACAGCTATCAAAGCAAAAGTTGCTGAAGTTAAGGAGCAAATGCAAGCAGCATATGAAACTGCTCTTGTAGAAGAAATCGAAGAAATTAAGTCAGTACTCACCCAAAGAGTTGACTCATATCTTGAGTATGTTGCTGACGAGTGGATTTCTGAAAATGCACTCGCAGTTGAGCACGGTCTTAAGACCGAAATGACCGAATCATTCCTCTCTGGAATGAAGAGTCTTTTTGAAGATCATTATGTAACAATCCCTGAAGATAAATATGATGTTTTAGAGAGTATGGTAGATAAGCTTGATGAAATGGAAGCAAAACTCAACGAGCAAATCGAAAAGAATGTTGCTCTAAATAGAAGATTAGCCGAGTCGGTTGCTGATGTAATCTTTGCAGAAGTCACTGAGGGTCTTGCACTTTCTCAGAAGGACAAACTCGCTTCTCTTGCAGAAAATGTTGAGTTTGATAGTGAAAATACCTATCGTGAGAAACTAGTAACTTTGAGGGAATCGTATTTCCCATCTAATGCTGGTACTCAAAAAGATGATTCCGACCACATTGCTGAAGAAACTCTATCTGAGGAAACTCAATCAGTTTCCACAATGATGGAAGCATATCTTCAAACACTTGGCAGAGTCGCTAAAAAGTGATTTCTAAATCATAAAAGTCAAACTTAAACTTCAAAAGAGGTAAAATCCAATGCAAATGTTCAATGCTGAACAACTGCAGGAGAAGTGGAGTCCAGTTCTCGATTACGAAGGTCTTGATCCAATCAAAGATTCTCATCGTAGAGCTGTTACCGCTATCCTGTTAGAAAACCAAGAGAATGCTCTTCGTGAAGAGCGTCAGTTTCTCTATGAAGCTCCAACCGTAAACACCTTCTCAAGCACAGGTAATGCTGGTTTTGGTGGTGCTGCATCTTCACCTGTTGCAGGTTTTGATCCAGTTCTAATCTCACTGATTCGTCGTTCAATGCCTAACCTGGTCGCTTATGACCTCGCAGGCGTTCAACCAATGAACGGTCCTACTGGACTCATCTTCGCAATGCGTTCCAAGTATGGAACCATGGATAGTGCAAATGAAGCACTCTTCAACGAAGCTGACACTGCATATTCTGGACAAGACGACGGATTCAACCTGGAATCTGGTCTCTATGTTGCTGGTTCTGACGGAGCATCCGTTGGTCTTGGTACAACTGCTTCAACTGCAGGTGTAAACAACCCAGCTCTGCTCAACCCAGAAGGTTCACAAACTGCTACTACCTATCCTGTTGGTCAGGGTATGCGTACTGATTACGCAGAAGACCTAGGAGACGGCACTGGCGACCAGTTCAACCAGATGGCATTCTCGATCGAGAAAGTCACTGTTACCGCTAAGTCAAGAGCTCTGAAAGCTGAGTACTCACTAGAACTCGCTCAGGACCTCAAGGCAATCCACGGTCTGAATGCTGAGGCTGAATTAGCAAACATTCTCTCAACTGAGATTCTTGCTGAAATCAACCGCGAAGTCATCAGAACCATCTACAAGGTTGCTGAGTCGGGTGCTCAAGTTAATACCGCTACTGCTGGTACTTTTGACCTTGACGTTGACTCCAACGGTCGTTGGTCGGTTGAGAAGTTCAAGGGTCTGATCTTCCAGATCGAGCGTGATGCAAACGCTATCGCCCAGAGAACTCGTAGAGGGAAGGGTAACATGATCCTCTGCTCTGCTGACGTTGCTTCGGCACTCACCATGGCAGGTGTTCTTGATTACACCCCTGCACTCAACGCTAACCTCAACGTTGATGACACTGGCAACACCTTCGCTGGTGTTCTCCAAGGTAAGTATCGTGTATACATTGACCCATATTCGGCAAACGTATCTGCTAACCAGTACTACGTTGTCGGTTATAAGGGTTCTTCACCTTACGATGCTGGTCTGTTCTATTGCCCATATGTTCCTCTCCAAATGGTACGTGCCGTTGGTGAGAACACCTTCCAGCCTAAGATTGGCTTTAAGACCCGTTATGGTCTTGTTGCTAACCCATTCGCTGAGGGAACCACTGCGGGTCTAGGACGCCTCAAGGTAAACGCAAACCGTTACTACAGAAGAGTAAAGGTTACCAACCTAATGTGATCTCGATTCACAAATTTCCAGAGGGTCTTCGGACCCTCTTTTTTTATCTAAATAAAAATAAAACACAATGGCATCACCATTTGCTAAACAAATTTCAAACAGAAATTTTTTGTCACCTATTGGATTTAAATTTTCTTTAGCAAAATATCCAAAGGTAGACTTTTTTTCATCATCTGCAAATATTCCTGAGATAAGTTTAGCAATCACAAATCAACCATCATACTTAAAAAATATTGATGTTCCTGGTGAAAAGTTAACTTATGGAGATCTTAGACTCTCATTTATAGTTGATGAAAATCTTGAAAATTATTCATCAATCCATAAATGGTTAATTGGAATTGGATTCCCAGAATCTACAAGTCAGTTTAGAGAATTGACAACAAATGACGATGACATAAGAGATCCAAATTTAGTTT